TTTGTTGTTCCAATAAATGTTCCGTTATCTGCAGCTTTTTTTGTTTCTTCCTGAACACCATCAATATAACGATGAATAGGTGTAATGATAACTGCGCCATAATCCAAATACAAATGATCCGTAATATTTGTTTTTTTGATATTTTGAAGATTTATAATTTCGTCACTCAACACAATCGGATCAACTACACAACCGTTACCAATTATGTTTACTGTACCGTCTGTTAAAATACCTGATGGAATTTGTCGAATTACAATTTTTTCTTTAATTACTTCCGGTGGATCTGGATATTTACCTTTTTTATATGTTTCATAATAAACTGTGTGACCAGCATTTGGTCCGCCTTGAAAACGTGCAATAGTATCATATTCACGCAAAGATGTAAGTTTATCAATTACTTTACCTTTGCCTTCATCTCCCCATTGCAATCCTAACAAGACATCTACATTAGGTGTTGTTCGCATAAAAAATAAAATACATTTTTGTAAATTATACACTGAATATAATAAATAGTTTAAGAAAATTATATGTAAAATATGCTAAAAGAGAATTTTAATTTTGACGATATACAACAACCCACTTCAGTCAACGACAAAATAATAAATCATTTGACATCTACTGAATTATTAGAAAAAATTCGAGGATATTTTAAAGAAACACATGCAAATATTCGAATACCATCAACCAACGACATCGAAAAAAATATTGTATATAATGAAAATCTTTGTCATATTGAAGTAAATTGTACATTGACAATAAACAAATTGTACATGAGCGACACTATTGAATTACCAGAATGGTTTAGTTTTGTATATTTTGATCATGTAATATTAGATAGTGATGATAATTTCAATAATATAAAAAACATACCATAGCATTGTAAACATTTAACTATCAAAAACAATTTTTTGGAAACTCTTGAGGGTATGCCAAGTGATGTAAGTAAATTGACATTGTTTAATTGTTTTCGTCTTGAATCCTTGGATGGTATACCAAATACTGTGAAATATTTGCGAATTGAAGTATGCGACAAACTTCATTCTCTTGAAGGCATTGAACAATTAGAGTTAACAGATTTGGTGCTTGGTAATTTATCTAGTCTGCATTCACTTTATGGTTTAGAACATCATGTAGTAAAAATTGTTTTAAATTCTGGTATACATTTAATTACACCATCACATGTTGTATGTTATGAATTAGTAATAAATCAATATGACGATAAAATTAATGGTTACACAATACCTGCATTGCCGAAATGTGCAAGATTTATAGTTTATGATTCATTGGTTGAGTCATTACAAAATTTATCTGATGATGTTCGTGTTATAGTCATTAACAATACAAACGACATCGAATCATTTGTTTTGGAAAAATATTTACCATCAAAATTAGAATAGTTTTACATAATGTGGTATAACGTATTAAATTCATATTTTGAACGGACAACCAATCCGTACACTATTCCTAAAACATTAAAAAAATTAGTGTTTGGAACAAGAGATGAAAAAATATAGGACGCAATAGTATCACATTTTTCTCAAAAAACTAATGCAAAAATCGATTTTGTAACAACGATTGTTCCTGATTAACATTGCTATATTTTTTTATATCATAAATATGTGTTATCTTTGTACTGTGATGAATTTTGATAACATAACAGATGACACAAAAACCATTGGTAAAGATTCGTTTTTTACCAATGCGTTGTTGTATGATAAATGTGTCGACGTGCTACAAGATATTGCGGATGGAAAAGTTGTGCCCAATGATTCTGATGTTCATAAAAAAATTGAATTAGTTTTTGATAAAAGTACCGTTTATGCAAACCGCATTGATGTTCAAAAATTAGTATTTCATGGACATACACCCTTGTGTGATATTCAAAAAATTTATGATGTACTTTCTCCTTTCTACCGCATGTTATGTTTTGAAAGCATTGAATATCGTTATATTGATGATGAAATTACACAATTAGAAAATTTACCAAGTTTTACAAACGCATTGCGTATTGAGGGGTGTCAGTTAAAAAATCTTGATAATATTGTTCCAACTCAAAAATTATCAGTTTTGTCATGTTCTGGTATGTATAACTTGGTGTTACCAGAATGGGTAGAATACTGTGATTTTATGTTTTGTTTCGGTTTAAATTTTGATAAAACCAAATCTACAAATCTTAAGTGTCTATACATCTTAGATTGTAACAACTGTAAAAATTTTCCAATATTTAACAATCTAACAAATTTAAAACTTGAACGTTTAAATTCTATTCCATGTGTACCCGAGGGTTCATGTGTATGTAACACAACCATTGAAGACTGCTGTTCCATAAAAGGATGTCCAAAATCCAATACACTAACTATTGTGGGACAAAAATTATGGTCATGGTCAAATACGAATCAATATGGATCAGGATATGCATATACTCCGGGAATGAAATATGAAAATTTTGAAGGTATTCCAGAAACTGTAACAGCGTTAATAATTGATGTTCCTGGTGTTGATTTTCCTATTGAACCATATCTTCCAAAAAATCTGAAAATTCTTTCTTTGGATCGTTATTATATACGTGACAAACATGGTTACAAACCAGAAAATTATGAATGGCCTGCACATATAACGCATATATACTTAGGTAATCGTGTTTCTGAAAAATTTTTTAAGTTTTTAAAAAACAAATATAAAAATACAGATGTAAAAATACAAAGAAAAACTCAATATGAAAAATGATAGTTTAGGTGACAGAATGAAACGTTATGAACGTACAACAAAAAACGTTTTAACAAATCGTATGCCAGTAATCATTAGATTGGATGGCGTACACTTTCATACATTTACAAAAGGGTTCGAAAAACCGTTTGATATGGTTCTTGTTAAGACAATGCAAGAAACCATGGAATACTTGTGTCGAAGTATTCAAAATTGTGTATTGGGTTATACACAATCTGATGAAATTACACTTGTGTTATGTGATTATAAGACATTAAAAACTTCTCCTTGGTTTGATAACGAAGTTCAAAAAATTTGTTCTGTTGCTTCTTCAATGGCAAGCATGGTATTCAATAAAATGTTTGCTGTTAATATCGAGGAAGGTAATGTAAATTATTTTCAAAAACAAAAATACAAACAAGCTCTTCAAACGGGTGCTTTCTTTGATGCCCGTGCATTCAACGTTCCTGTTGATGATGTAACAAACTGTGTATTGTGGAGACAAAATGATGCTACCAGAAATTCAATTCAATCTGTAGGTCAAGCAAACTTCTCACAAAAACAATTACATTGCAAATCTTGTAATGAAATACAAGATATGTTGTTTACAGAAAAAGGAATTAACTGGAATGATCTGCCAACAATACTTAAACGCGGTAGTTGTTGTGTTAAAGATATTGACGGTAAATGGATTATCGATAATGAAATTCCTATTTTTCGTGGTGAAGATCGTAACTATATTGAGAACCGTATTAAATTTGAATAATTATGAAAGTGAGAAAAGAAAAAATTGGATACATTGTATTAGTTCACAATTATACCGGAGACGGAACAATGGTTACATCTCCGACAGCACTGCATGGAAAACAATTAACAGTTGTTGACGGATTAAATGAATTACCGGGAAAAACTGAATTAAAAAATTTATACCCGATCTATGTTAAATATCCTGACGACAATGTGATATTGAACATTAACAAAAGTAACGATATACTAAGTGAACAAGGTAAACCATACCGCAATGTGATACATAAATGTATTATTCCAAAAGGATCGAATATCGAAAAATTTATTGGAGGTCACATAGTTGGAGAAAATAGTAAAATGTTTTTATCTGACAAAGTGTTTATTGACTTTTCATTGGAAACTACACATGAATAATATTATGGATAAAAAACGATACAATGAAATAAAAGAACATGCCGAACAATTCGGTGTTTTGCATGTACATAATTATGATGAATATCGTGAAGCATGTAATGTTATTTTTAATGAACGTATGGTAATGCATAATAAAAAATTAAATGCGTTATGCTATGTTTCATGGGAATTAACATATGAACAATTGTGTGACAAAGATATTCAGGAAAAATTAAAACAAAAGTCAATAATTCAATTTTGTATTGACAATTGGAACAAACCTGTACGTGTATGTTATGATCGTTCCAACGAAATATACACATTGGTTGGTTTGGAAAAAACTGAAGAAGATTATTACTACATATTACAACGAAATGATGGTAGTAAACGATATGAAACATGTGTAAGTAAATGTGAACCAGTATGAATGAAATAAATGTAAATACAAAAACAAATTTAGGATCTTTTATAGGAGCAAGTGAAGAATTTTTATTAGCAATGCTAAAATTGGGTATTTCTGTTACTGTGCATCCTCATCGTGGTTCACATGGTGCAATATTTTATGTGTATAGTGAACATATCGAAAAATTTGAAAATGAAATTTTAGATAAAGTTATCGTAGGAACATATCATAAATTTTATATTACGAAACATGGTGAATATAGTTACTATGTTTCATATAAATTGTTAAAAAAATAAAACAATGAAATTTTTTTTAAATATTATATTATTAAGTTCAATATTGGTGTTTTTAATGACATCTGTATTGGCAAATCATCGTAGTAAATGTCCAAGTAGTTGCATTAGTAAATGTCCAAAAGCAAATCCAGATGGTGGTGACAATGAAAATGTTGTCGGGACAGTTTCACTTGTGGCATTACTCGTTGGCATATGTGCATACATATTGGCTAGACAATTACATTTACAAATTTTATGGTTATTTTAAAAGTATGAATAGTGAAAATAATGAAATATTATATGATAGTATTGTGTTAAAACTTGAAAACCCATCCGTTGAAGAATTACCAGATGGTCGTCAGAAAATATGTGATTCGTTTTCAAATATAATAAGACTTAAAACACAATGCGGTGATAAATTTGAAATTGAACCATTGCACATGGGAGGATTACAAACATTTCCAGAATATTGGGATAAAAAAGATAAATTCGACAATCTTGTTGTTAATCCACTATACAAAGGTTTTGATGTTTATCCATTTCACAAAGTGATTTATAAAAATGAAAATAATAAATTTGCATGGTATGGTGATCAATTTGTGTGTATCATTCCTCCATGTTTTCGTGAAACATTAAAACCAGGTGAGTATGTAAAAGGAGAGTGGACAAATGTAGTTCATTCACTTGAACATTTTATAAAAAATACAACAAATGATAAACATTACGTTGCTCAATATATGGGAGGTGGTTCTGATCATGAATATAATTTTCTATATGATTTATTTGAATTATTTGATAATGTTTATCTGTATTATGGTGAAAATGCATCATCAAAATTTGCAAGCGGATATGAAGAATTGTTACCATTGTGTGTAAAACGTATAGGTTATCTAAGTACAAAATAAATGATGTCATATTGCGAAGTTTCATATATTGTGATGTATGGATCATTAGACATGTTTACATTGAAATTAATTTTGTCTAAAAGTTCGTACGAGTTTAAAGATGGTTTATATTTTTACGTAGATATTTTGTATGAGGATACATATCCTAATAATATTCAAACATTTTTAAATGATTTTGGAACTACAAAAATACGAAAAGCCATAGCATTAGATGATACAATGCGTGTTCAAAATTTATGTGATTGGCTTGATGAAACTATGGAAAACAGACTAAAACCATATGTAGAAGCTTTAGATTTTTTTCAAAATGTTAGAAAATTTATTGATTGTGAATTGAAAACATACACAACAACATATGGATTAACATTAAAAATTAAATAAAAATACGCATGACAAATTTTAAAGAAATATACGATTCATTGGAAGGTTTTTATTCATTTCCTAATCTACAGACAACCAAAGTAAAAGGGTATTTTATTTTAGTTGGCGGTTGTGTAGCAATAAAATCTAATGAAGTATTTAGAGGTTCATTTTCAATGTCGTCATCATATACACTGATTGTATATGACCAACATACAAGTTGTTCATCTACAATATCTGTAAATGAATATGGATATAGTTCTGAATTACAATCTTCATGGCGAGATTTGGAAATACATCAAGAACCAAATAGATTTTCTGTAATTGAATTTGTAGATGATTATTTGGATATTAACAATATACCAGAACGTAAACAAAAATTTTCAGATGACGAGGTTTTTGAACAATTTAAAAAGTATTTAACAAGTAAATTACGTTATTCGCAAACAAAAGAATTGTATACAAAAATTATCAATTTATGTTCAAACAATGAAAGTTTTATAAGTATACCAACAGAATATGGATATGAACAACATCGCGTGGAACACTTGCATGACAAAAATCATGAAAATATGTCAATATTAATAAATAGTAGCAGTAATGCAAATGAGTTTGCAAAAGCACAATATTACAATGATTTAATACTGCTTAATTACATGCAAAACCATCATGAACATAAGTACCGTATAAAAACCCCTGCAAAATATCGCTTCATTGAAACCTGTAAATATTGCGGATTAAAATTGGATGATGATTTTTTAAACAATAAATAAACGGAAATATTATTTAAATGTTTATGAAAGAAAAAGTAAAAAGTATTGAAGAAAAATATCAAAGTATGGATCAAATTACACACTGCTTAATGCGAGCAGGAATGTATATTGGTTCAACTAAGGAAGAGGAAAAAAGTTTTTTTGTTTATGATAAAGAAGATAATAAATTGATTTACAAAGAGTTATTTTATATACCAGGTTTATTAAAATTAATTGATGAAATTATTTCAAATTCTGCTGACGAATTTCGTAGAAAAGATAATTTAGGATTAACTGATTTATGGGTAACAGCTAATAAAAATGGATCATTCACTATAAAAGATAATGGTGGTATTCCTGTTGTTAAACATAAAACTGCTGGTGTTTATGTACCTGAATTTATTTTCGGCCAACTTCGAACATCATCCAACTATGATGATACTGAAGAACGTAATGTATTAGGAACCAATGGTTTAGGTGCAAAATTATGTTTAATATTTTCTAATAATTTTAGTGTATATACTGCAGATGGTAAAAAATCGTATTATCGTTCTTGGTCAAATAATATGCGAACATTGAATGATGATATGAAAGTTAAAGCATGCACAGATCATTTTACAGAAACAACATTTGATATAGATTTCAATCAATTTAGTTGTGATGAATTATCAGATGATTTTATCAGTATATTGGAAAAACGATGTATAGATGCAGCAGCTGCTAATTTAGGTTTGCATGTTCATTTCAAATGTTTGGATGGTAAAAAAGTTATTAGTAAATCCGACTGGAGTTTTAAAACATTTGAAGATTATATCGAACTTTATAATGATTATATTGACAGTGATAATTGCATATCATTCAAAGATAAACAAAAACAAGTATGGATTTATCCGGATGGCGCTATAAATATTGGATTTGTAAATGGTGGTGAATGTTCAAAAGGAACACATATTAAAGCAGTTCGGGATGAGATAAACAAAGCCATACTTGCTCAGTTGTCAAGTAAATACAAAATCGATAATTTAACAAACAAAAACATCAATGACAAGTATTCATTGTTTTGTAATTTTGTAGTTGCCAATCCTGCATATGATTCACAAACAAAAGACACACTCGTGACACCTGTTGAAAAGTTTTCATTGGATGCTGATTACAAATTCAGTGTGCCTGACAAATTTATTAAAGATATTTTAAAATCTGAAATTATTGACATACTGTTAGATTGGTATAAACAAAAACAAGAAGTTGAAGATCAGAAAACATTACGTAAATTAAATAAACAATCAAAAACTAAATTACGTTCTGAAAAATTTATAGACTCAACTGTCAAAGACCGTAAACTTCGTGAGTTATGGATATTTGAAGGTCAATCTGCTGCGGCTGGTTATCGTGCGTCAAAATTACCGAATCAAGCAGCATATTTGTTGAGAGGAAAAATTTTAAACACTTATTCATTGTTGCCATCAAAAATAATGGATAACCGTGAATTAGCAGAATTGATTCAAATTATTGGTTTACAATGGGGTCAAAAAAATGATTTGAGTAAATTAAATTTTAACAAAATCATTATTAATACAGATGCTGATTTTGATGGTTCCTGTATTGCCGGATTATTGTTGAACTTTTTTAATAAATTTCCAGAGTTATTTGAGTATGGTATAGTTTATCGTTCTGTATCTCCTATTATTACTGCGGAAAAAGGCAAAGATATAAAAAAATATTACACTATTACTGAATATAAAAATGATGAAAAAAATCTGAAAGGATATAAAATTCGTTATCTTAAAGGTTTAGGTTCAATGATTCAATCAGATTTTAAAGATATGTTACAGACACCAAATCTTATAAAATTCACAAAAGATGATTTGGCAGAAATGAATATAAAATTATGGTTCGGTAAAAATAATGCTTCTGAACGTAGAACAACACTTAAAAATGACAAAGAGTAATTATGAAGATTAAAACATTAGATACGGCAAAAAGAACTACATCAAAACAAGTAAGTAAAACTATATCAGATTTTTTAAATGTTGAATACAAATCATATGCGCATTATGTTGCAGAAAATCGAGCATGTCCAAGTTTTATAGATGGTTGTAAAGTAGGAGCTAGAAAAATTTTACATTCTGCATTTCATGGTTCACTAAAAAATGGTGAAGAAAAAAAATTATTGAATCTTGTTGGTGATGTATATGCGTTAACATATTTTCCACATGGTGATACAAGCTTGGTAGGAACTGCATTAACAATGGGTGCGGCATTTTCGGATAATTTACCAACACTTGAAATTGTTGGTCAAGGCGGAACGTTACGAGATACGAATGCCTCAGCAGCTCGTTATCTTAGTTGCAAATTATCAAAATATGCCAAAATGCTTTATAAAGTCGATGAAGATTTATTGACATATGTATTTGATGAAGGTGAATATTTGGAACCGGATTATTATTTACCAATCATACCAACTATATTGTGTACCAGAACAGAAGGTATGGCACCAGGTTATAAATATGCGTCTTTTTATTCATGTAATCCAATAACCGTGATTGATGCATGCATGGAAGTCATAAAAACTGGTAAAATCAAAACTCAATTAACACCATATGTAAATGGAATTAAACCGGAGAATTTTAAATATGAAAAAGAAACAGGTCGTTGGTATAATGTCGGTGAATATACAATAGATGAAAAAAATTGTGTATTACGAATTACAGATTTACCATATGACGTAACATATGAAAAATTAGAAAAAAAATTGAATTCATATGTTGATTCAGAATATATCAAAGATTGGAAAGACTATTCACAGGATGGTAAAATTGATTATCGTGTGTTGTTTGCAGACAACAAAGAATTAAAAGATTTAGAAAAATTACAAAAGAAGTTTCTTTTGATAACTTATATACCTAACGATTTATTGTACACTGTTGATGAAAATAAAAAAATTAAACATTTTGCTGACAAATATGAACTTTTAACATATTTTGTTCAATTTAGATTAAATAAGTATAATGATCGTAAAGATAAACTTGTAGATATTAAAAAGAAACAATTAAAAGATAATGAAGATCTTTGTAAATTTATTGAGCTGGTAACGTCTGGTAAAATTAAAATTAATAATCGTAAACGTTCAGACATTAAAACAGATCTTGATAAGTATGGATTAAACGATTCATTGTTAAGTATAGCAATTTCAAAATTAACTGAAGAAGAGAAAAACGAGATATTAAAACGTAATGAAGAAATAAAACAGGAACTTGAATACATTAAAAACACCACTATTGAAACAATGTATCTTAATGATCTGAAAGATTTACGCAAAAAACTTGCTCCAGATTTTTTATAATTGAATAATATTCCGTATCTTTGCATTACAATTTAAAGATATTTGTTATGCACGAGATTACGGAATATTTTGATAAAAAACGTCAAGAGTTTGAAAAACAATACTTTGGTAAGCCTGAACCAGATCCTAAAGAATCACAATGTTCCATAGCGCCATGGATTAGGGTAACTGAACAATTACCTAAACACGCCGAAGTGGTGTTAATTCCGTACAACAATTCCATTGGTTTTATAATGGCGCAATTTATGGAACATTCTATTACACCTGGAACAAACAGACGAAATTTTTTTTGTCAATGTACTGATTGGGGGTTTGATGATTGCCGGGTCTATTATGATGTTCAAGCATGGCTTCCAATACCAAAACCTAAAGAATTTTTGCTACATCCTCAAAAAAACGATGGCAGTTTTATGGATTATAATTGGAATCCCGACAAATATATTTACTAAAACATAATTTGTTTAATTTATGAGTACACATTTTGTAAAACATTACGATGACGGTAAAAAAACAACCGAGACATTATTTAATCAATTACGAGTATACATTAAAAAAAATGATAAGCACAGTGATCGGATGAACATTATAGATGTCTGTGAAGATATGATACACAACACTGATACACAAACACGTAATGCAATTATTTGTAATTTTCATAAAATTATTCGTGAAACGTGTATGTATTTCAAACCTTTGAATTCGTATCAAAAAAATTATTATCGTGAATATTTTGCAAAAAAATTGTATGACAAATATTTTGCAAAAATTGAAAAACAAATCACAGACAAAAAAATGTTGACGCATTTTAAATGTTTGTTTGTAGCATTTTTACGTAGTAATGTAAACATACAATTTACTTAATCTACAGATATGAATCGAAGAAATAATTATATAGATTTTTACACTGCTACGATATTAAAAAAATTGGGATTTGATTCTATTACGACTCTTTATTTTTATGCAGTAGAACAAGATGATGATACGTTATACATAACAGAATCTGAATCATGTGCTAAGAATTGGAACAATTGTGTGTATAGTGAAAATAATAAAGAACAATATTATTCAAGACCCAAATATTATGAGGTTTTAAAATGGTTTCGCGAAAAATACAACATACACACATCAATAGAATTACGGTTAGCCTATAATTTTCGCTATATTGTACGGTGTTACATTTCTATTGGCGGTGGCAAAAAAATAAAATTGTTGGGAAATAATAAGGATACATATGATTTTTATGAAGAAGCAGAAGCCGCAGCCGTAAACATATGTTTAGAATATTTAAAAATAATAACAAAAAAAGAAATATGATAAGTGCACAAAATTTAAGAGAAATTGACAAATTAAAGGAAGTAACAGAAAATTCCGTAGTTCGGTTTATGGAAAGCGCTGCACGTGCGCATACGAACTATATATTAATGGATAAGCGAACATTGCCAGTGGAGATGATAAAAACTTTGCGTGAATCTGGTTTTAATGTTCTTGTTGGTATGGGTGATGAAGCACGTATAAAAATATCATGGTAATTATGCAAGAAAAAAAAAAGAAAACAATATCAAAAAATTTATAAGGTATGGATGAAGAATATATAATGAGGGTGACTGCGCAAGATTTAAGAAATGTTGATGTAGTATTAGATAAAAAAGATGGTGATGAAAACTATCTTGATGCTATTGCACATTATGTAATGTATGCTAATTTGCTTGGGCAACATTATGTTTTTGTTGATAGAAATGTATTATATTCAGAAATTATTGATAAATTGAGAGAGGCTGGTTATAATGTAGTAATTGGTTATGGTGATGACGCATGTGTGAAAATATCATGGTAAATATAGTGTGTAAAATCACAATGAAACTAATATGAACGAAACCAAACAAGTTATTGTATTCCGAAAGGATTTATTAAAAGGCGAAAATGCCATTAGAAAAGGTAAATTTGGTGCACAATGTGCACATGCAAGCCTTGCTGCATTATTAACATATTTCAGTAAATATGAACATGATTTTTATGATTCACCAAACCTCAAAGAATGCTGTGAATATAATGTTGTATTCGACAAGAATAGCATTCTTGACAATTGGTTAAATGGTACATTTACGAAAATATGTGTTTCTGTAGATAATGATGAAGAACTATTAAAAATTAAAAAACAATGTGACGAAGCACACATTCCAAATGCATTGATTACTGATGCTGGTCTAACTGAATTTCATGGTGTACCTACAAATACATGCTTGGGTATTGGACCATTTTGGAGTGAAGAAATTGATAAAATTACAAAAAATTTAAAACTTTTATAATATGGACTTAACTGATCAATATTTGCAATATTTACGTGATACCGGCAATTATAAACAATTGGAACGTCATTATGCTGGTTATCCTGAAGAACCAGAGGAAGATGAATATGGTAATGATTCATTTGCTGATGCATTGGATGCAATGTCAAATTCTGTTCCTCAACAACGTAACACATCAAAGGCAGAATCCGAAAAAAAGACTGTAACTCTACAAAATATTGGGTTTGTATTATTGTTCAAGTACCCAAATGTACCCGCAAACAAAGTTGCTATTCGTGTTTGTATACAACCAGAATCAAAATATTTGGCATGGTTTGAAGACCCGGATGATTTAAAAATATCAGATGAAGTTCGAACAATGCTTTATGACAAAACACATGGAGATTGCAATGAGATTGCAAATAATGTGTTTATTGTTGACAAAGATATTTGGGATACCGAACTTAGCAAAAATTGGTTTATTGGCTGGGATTACGAAATGGATTTTCTTGCTGATAAAAATGGTAATGTTCGAATATGTGAAATGCTTCCTTGTGAAGATGATGATTCAGAAGATTCAGAAGACGAACCGACACTTGACGAAATAGAAAATATGGATGATGACGAAGTAATTAATATATGGTTATGGGATGGTAATTTGGAAAATGGTAAATTAGTTGACTATACTCCATATTGGATGTACGCTTGGATGGATGAATTTTTTGAAGATGAATGGGGTGAAGAAATGGAATCATTGTTCAGCATAACTGTAAGAGATTATAAGCGTTTGATGGATTTTTTAAACGGAAAAAAATAATACAAAATGGAATACATTGTTGAATATCTTGAAAATGAAATGAACATTCATCCTATTGGTGAAGTTACATTTGTACCGTGTGCAGAAGGAGAAGAAGTTGGTTACACAATTGTCATTGGCGGAAAAACCACAACTCTTGATGTATGGTGGAGTGACTATGCTACATGGCTTGAAAAGAAAATTAAAAATCTACAAGACAACAAGGTGAATAACAAAAATTAAAACTACTATGGATGAAAAAACTTTCAAAACATTAAGAGAAATTTATCAACATTGTTGTGATTGTTCAGATTTGTCTGAATCAATAGGCGATTGGGATTTATACACAGTTTTCGAAGATCTTCGAAATACATTAAATTCAAAAATGTATGGACAACAATAAACAATATTGACAATTTACATAAAAAACACCATAAAACGCTTATGGTGTTTTTTTATTTCAAAAATTTGTAGTATCTTTGCACTGTAATTAAAAAAATGATGTTATGGAAACTATCAATGAATTAAAACAAAAAATCAAAAATGTTCATGATGCAGAATTTGAGAAACTTCAAAATCTCTATAAAGAACTGATAAAGACGGATCACATTATTACAGAGTCTGAATTTTGTTACATGATTCAACAAATCTTAATGTATGCGTTTAGTAATAAGTTTCCAGAAGCATTCTACATATGTTATGCTACAGGTGATTTGTACTACACACCAGAGGTTCAACTGAATGGCAACATGTATCGAATTTACATGAATTTAGTTAACGGTAGCATGACACCGTTTGTAAACGCATACAAACTTGGAGATGCAAATCTCTTTGTGGATAAAATTGATGTCCACGGTAAACGTAAACAAATGATCCATGATTGGTTTGTTGCAGCTTTTAGTTCCAATGTAGAAGAAATCAATAGTGTGGATAATTATGATGAACTGCACTGGAACCTGACAGAAAATATCATGCACTTTGCATGTAAAATGATTCAATCACATCATTAAGTATTAAAAATAAAAAGGAGAACAATATATGCCTACAGTAAAACGATTTGGTGAACATAATGTATTCACCCCCGAACAGTTAAAGAAACTGGAAAAATACAATGAAACCGTCAAGATGGTTATTCCGTTGGAAATCGACATCTATGGAGATATACTTATCCATCATTTTTGGTCATCTAACATGTTTGAGTCAATACATGAACGTTATCTACGCGAGTCATTTGACATACACAACTCAAAAATGCACAATGATGAACCGATTACCATCAAATGTGGAAATACCTTTGAAGAATTTGTGTTGGCGTTTGATCTTAACATGAACGCAGATGCACAAGAGTTGTTTTCGGGCATTCTTGAAAACATCATAAAACGCACAAAAACTTCACATTATCCAGCAATTGGCATTGTTGAAATTCCGGCCGGAACGTCATTTGCAGATGTTAAAGATGTTTCAAGTTGTTCAATTATTGTCAACAGTGACATAAAGTTAACAAATATCATTTTTGGTTTTGACAACGACGAAAACTTTTTTAAACATTTTAGTTTTGCCGGATATGACCAAGAGACTGTAAACAAATTACCTATGGTTTACAAAATGCCAAATTTAAATCACAATATGTACTAATAATTTTTTTTATTCCGAAAAAATATAGTACCTTTGCACTGTAATTAAAAAACACGTAGTTATGAAAGCAAATAAACCACCGCCCTAAAATGTCGTTTGACAGAATTTTAATAGCCGGTTTTTTATTTAGAATTTTTAAATAACTTGTTAAATTATGACACGAGCATCCCCGAAATAATCAATTTATATATTTTATTGATTTATTAGACTTCATTTTTAACTTTTAAAAGATATATAGCATCTAACAGCGAAAGCAAAAAAACATGTAATTGTGGCTATATCACAGAGAATTACAAAAAATCCTGCGGAACTAACATTTTATTATTAGATTATTGTTTTTAGACTGGAATGTTTCAAAAGGTTAGTAAACATCACTAAGATTATAGTTATTTTTTTCCGGTAGTGTATTCTACTACAGTAGATACAAGCGTATGTTGTATTGTGCACTACACAGAAATGCGGATGTTTCACATTTCTATGCTATCTTGACAAAGCTTGAAAATCATATGTCAAAATAACATGGGCAAATTTAATAGAGACAACCAATTATAATGTTTTTAAGATTGTCTCGCAAGGATTTTTACAGTTTGGTAATATCTGGTTTAAAAAATAATTACTCCCAAACCATTGGTGTGTTGTGAAACATGGTTATTGTTCATTCAATATGATTTCACATAAAAACGATTAAGAGGGCGTTATATGTGGGTGATGACCTATTCCCGCAAAACTATATTTTTGAAAACAAAAATTAATGAAACAAATGAAATATTCTGATAACATAGAAAATATGTGGAAACACGCATCAAAGGTGCATAAAGATGTGAATCAATTGTATGATATGTATCAATATTCTTATCATCTTCGCATGGTGCTTGATGCTGTTATGAATTTTGCAAAGCACCTTGACGCATTAAATGACAATATTGAAATTCTCGCGTTTGGAGCATGTTTTCATGATTCTATAGAAGATGCAAGGCTAACGTATAATGATGTCCTAAAAATCGCGAAAACATACTTTGATGAGGAATCTGACGCAATAGATGCCACTGAAATTGTTTATGCATTAACAAATGAAAAAGGACGTACACGTGATGAACGTGCAAACGACAAATATTATGCAGGTATTTGTGAAACACCGTTTGCGCCGTTTGTGAAAGCTTGTGATCGTTATGCAAACTATATGTATGCATGTTCTGTTCATTCGTCAATGGAAAAACGATACAACAAAGAAATGAATCATTTTCTGGAAAAAATCACAGTTGGTAATAAAGAAGATGATTGTTTTAAAATTCCTCAAGAATTAATTACTGAATTAACAAAAAATATTGATTGATATGAAACGTATATTTTCATTCATTTTTATGTTTTGTGCGATGTTTATGTTCATTGCATGTACAGCACATGAACCACAACCAATGGTTCAATGTCAAGTAACGAATGATTCTGTTTATTATGTTCCGGGATATGGTAAACTTACTGTGGTTGAAATTGACGGTTGTGAATATCTCATAGGACGTAAGTGTGCAGGCGATTTTGGATTCGGGTATTTATCGCACAAAGGCAATTGCAAATATTGTGCAGAACGTCGTAAACAAGAAATGTATTATGGTAAAAGATAATACCACAAATTTCAATAACGTAATAGCAAAAATACTGAATTTTTTTAACCTGAAAGTAGATGACAATCAGAAGTGGATTTTAATGTCTTTGTTTATTTCCGGATTGTTATGTACATATGCAGCACCACAATTTACCAAAGTTGTTATTACTGCATTGCCTGCTGAATGGTTAGCATTTGAATCTTTATTTGGTGCATTGGCCGGTTTATTGATTGGCATGATGTGGAAAGGCAAAATTAGAAAAGCGGCAATTAAGTATTTTATTGGTTTTGCTGTTACAGAATCTGCATTGGGATGTTTATTAGCAATGTATCTTTGCTTTATAAATTTTAATGTATGGATCATGGCAATTACTACATTGATTTATAGTTCATTCATTAGTATATTTGTTAGCAAATGTGTAATGATGTTTAAATCAAAATTATGGAATGAATCTGGTCGAGAAATTTATGACAATAATTCAAGTATAATTAGTAGTATTGTTTGTATTGTTGGTTATGCATGTGCATTATTCTTTATGCCATCGCTTGAAGTTTCATTATTCCTTTGGGGTATTGCATGTATAATCGATGATATTGGTTGGATAATTGTATATCAAAAAAATAAAAACGTTTTACAAATAAATTAAAAACAACAATGAAGAAAATTTTCTATTTTTTTAGCATTGTAATGATTTCAATGCTGTCACTGACATCATGTCATTCTGTAGAAGTTGGCGCAGATGAGGAAGCTGTGCTTGTTATGCAACCTTGGTTCTTTGGTCACGGCGGGGTTGATCCTGATCCGGTAAGTTCTGGTTTGGAGTGGGTAGCTGTTACCACATATCCGGAGGTATTCAAGATTGTTCCTATCACCTATGAGGAAGGTTTTAATGACATCTTCTCAGATGATAACACACCTCTTGATTTTAAAACTTATATCAAGATCCAAATTGAGAATGGAAAAACTCCTATACTGCTTCAGAATTATGGACGTGATTGGTATAATAACAATATAAAGCAGGAATATTGTAACAAGGTTCGTGACTGTGTATCAATGTATAGTCCGTTTGACCTTATTTCCAATCGAGAGGTAAATGCTAAGATTGACTCTATTGTATTGGCGCACATGCGTAATTATGTGAAGAAATTGTCACAAGATGCAGAATTGCCTATCCGAATTATTGCTGTAACTACCGGTAAAGCTAAACCAAATGATGAGCAATTGACAGAAATGAATCAGACAGCCGCAGCAATTCAAAAGACAAAGACTCAAGAACGTTTGAAAGAGATGGAGACTGCACGTGAGCAAGCTGAAAAACAACGTGCAAAAGCAGATAAGGCATATATGCGTGAAATGAATCTATCAGCTGATCAATATATTCAGTTGCGCGCATGGTCAATCATTGAACAAAAACCGGACGCAAACATTGATGTGTTGTTTGACGGTTCAGCCCAACATATGTGGAATATTAGACGATAAAAACCTTAACATATTATAATAATATTTTTTGAAGGAACTGCCTGTGAAGGTCGTTCCTTTTTTATAAACTTTTATTAAAAACATACATATAATATAAAAATATTATAAACTGTATATGGGTTATCAAATAACTTTTTTACCAACTGAAGAAAAAATGTAGGGATATAAACCATACAATGAATTAAGTAAAGTTGAGTTAGAACCTACAAAATATGAAATTATGTCATATTGTATGAAAAAACATAATGAATCAGTTTTTTCAAAAGTGAAATACCTTAAAAATACTTTGACATTTCTTGCGAATCAAGTAGAACAATATGAAAAACAAAATGCATACTATAGATGGAAATCTGACGAAAACCATTGGCTTTGGTATTGTGGTTGGGAATTTGCACGAGAATGTCAATTTGATAAAGATGATGTGATTGAAAGTCATGTTAAAGATTTATTAGTATTGTCAGATATTGTTGAAACACCAGATTATTTCGAAAATTCAGAAAATTTTTATAAAAAACTTGAAGAAGTAGATGAAAATATTGACGGATTTGTGGAAATAATGTCAGATTATTATATTCATGAAATTATCAAAGATTTGGATGATTTTAAATTAAATGATGACGATGAGGATGAAAATGAATCTTATTTATGTTCAGATGATGAAACATCTGAATGTCTAGATACAGATAAATCAGATAACGAAAATGATTTATAGCCATGTCCTGATCAAGAAACACAAGAATACTTAGATGCAGATGAACCAGATAATGAAAATACTTCAGAAGATTTAACAGATGACGATGATAACCTCTGTGAAAATGATTGTGTTTTATATTTGAATACAAGTAAATTATATGATGATGCTAAACATGATCCTGAAAAACTTACAAATTATAATGCAATCATTGATTCTCTTAGAGATCAAGAATTAATTTTTAACGAAATTGACGGTGAAGATTCATTTATAGAAATTTTTGATGATAATTACAAAAACGTGTTAGAAATTATGAAAAATTTTGGAATAGATGAACCTGAAAAATATTTTTCAAAAGTAATGTAATAATTATGATACCTACATTTAAATACATTAAATTAACAACCACTCTTGGATTAGGTTTAATTTTACGAACTAATGATATTATATAGGTTCGTGATAATAGAGAATATCGTGAAATTATGACAAATAATGGTAATGAAACTTCAACATTTGGAGTTACCGATGATATAGATTTTATATATTCATTTTTAACGATGAATGATAAAAATAATGAATCTGTTGAAATTAAACCATTAAATAGTTAAAAAGAACACTCCTGTAGTGTTCTTTTTTTATTGATAAATAGGAAAAACATTATAATTAGATATATGCGTTATAATGATTCAACTATTAGAAACATAAGAACAAATGCATTAGATAAACAAAGTGAAGGAAAAAAACGATCCAAAATATATTCAACAGAAAAAATAAATTAGATATTACATTCCATAAAATCTGGTGGTGAACCAGATATGGATCCGTTTTTTCATGGTCAAGTTGAGTATCGCGATGCAAATATAACATATGATTATACCGATGAAGAAATGCAAGAACGTACAAAATGTGCGGAAGATGCAGAATATTTTATTGAGAAATATTGTAAATTTAAAAATGAAATGGGTATTTATGAACTTGTTAATTTGCGTCCATATCAACGTGATATTATACACATGGCAACAGATGAAATATATGATCCCAAACATAATGCCATTGTATTTAAAAACCCGAAATTAGCATTTCTGCAAGCAAGACAAACTGGAAAAACAACAACTACTATAGGTATTATAATACATCGTTTATTATTTACAAAACAAGTAACAGCCATGGCAGTTGCGAATAAACGTTCAACATCAGAAGAAATAATGCGTAAATTCAAAGAAGTGTTAAAAGAATTACCGTTCTTTCTTAAACCTGGTATTGTTAATTTATCAATGAAAAAAATTCGTTTTGATAACGGTTCTATTTTAAATACTGCAGCTGCTTCAAAAACTCCAGCAACCGGTGATTCACTTCAATTATTATATATAGATGAGTGTGCATTGATTCCTGGTAATATTATAGATGATTACTGGGCTTCTGTTTATAACACCATGAACTCATTTTATAATGCGTAGATTATAGTAACATCAACTCCTCGAGGTAAAGGGAACTTGTATCACAAATTATGGACAAATGCGTTAAACAAAATTGATGGATGGAATGGAAAACGAGTTGACTGGTGGGAAGTACCTGGACATGATGATAAATGGGCAGAAGAAAAGAAAAAAGACCTTGGTGATGAATTGTTCGCACAAGAAATGGAATTATCATTTGAAACTGCAACATCTCGATTAGTTACACCTTGGTATATTGAATTTACTACAAGATTAAAACAAATATTTAAACCTATTCAATTTTATGGTGTTCCAAAAGAAGTATGTGATAAAATATTATGGGCTCCGGATTTCCATCCTGATATGTTACATAAACAGTATTTAAAAACTCATAAATTTTTATTGTCTATTGATACAGCAAAAGGTATAGAAAAAGGTTCAATGGGTAAAAGAGATTCCGACTATAATGTTATCAATATATTTTCTATTGAGTTAATGTCACCAATACAAATTGAAAAAAATAGAGATAACTATAAAAATATCGATATACGAAATTGTGTACAATATAAACAAATAGGTGTTTATCTTGATAACATGAAAGATGAAGAAGCATGTGCAGAAGCTGCTAAGTATATTACATTTAACATATTAAAATCTGGATTTGAGGATATTGATGATGTTCGTATATTACTTGAAATGAATTATAATGGACCGAATTTTTTAAACAAATTTAAAACACACCCAGACTATTATTCACAATTAATAATAAAAACTCCTCGTGGTAATATTAATAAAGCACAACATGAAATAAAATATGAACCCGGTTTTATTACTGTTAAAGGTGAATGGGGTAAAGGTTATTGGTGTGAATTAGGTTCCAAAATGATGGATGACCGTCAAATTATTATTCGTCAATATAATGATGAAAACCCAAATGAAGGATCATTGAATCAAATTTATAATTTTGGTAAAAATGTAAATAAAAACGGACAATGTAAATATGAAGGTTCTGGTATACATGATGATATTGCTGTAACGAGTTTCTTTGTTTCAATCGCCGGTGAGCAAAACTCATTTAGACAATGGTTACTTGAATTACTTGAACAACAAATATCATTCAATTATTACAAAGTTAAAACTATTTCAAGAATGCTAGATGTATACGTAGATAAAGCTGTTACTATTGATCCGGCAATAACTGCCGCATTTTATAAAGCAGCATCACCAAAAGCTCAAGTACATTATGAATCAAATGGATACGGATCATTGATGCGAAGACAACAAACTTCTACACGATATAGTAATGGTTATACATATTCATCTAGAAATAATAGAAATGGTTCATCATACTATAATAATCCTCAAAAATATCGTTAGTATTCAATGAATCGATATAAATAATTAAAAATTAAACCATCAATTATGGAAAATAAAGGATTAGAATGGTTACAAAAAAATTTTGTAGGACATAATTTGAAATTTTCATATGAAGATAAAAAAGGTTTTATCATTGAAGGTAATTGTAAACTTAAAAATCGCGATGTAACTGAAATACCTTATAAAATATACAAAGTTATAGGTGATTTTGATTGTGGAGGTTTACCGAATAAACCTAACTATATTAAAACATTAAAAAATTTTCCGGATATTGTCAATGGTAATTTTTATGTTAGTTTCAATGAAAATTTAACATCATTGGAAGGTGGACCATGTGAAGTAGATGGAACATATTTTTGTAATAATTGCAAATTATACAATCTTAATGGTGTAGCATCAAACATTGGTAGAAATCTAAAAGCATTTTCAAATCCAATATATGAAGTTTCAGCATTGGAAAATGTAAAGGTTGGAGGGTTTGTGGATTTAGATTTTACACCTGTTTATGACAATACACCAATTAAAGATAGATTAATAGGAAATTATACATGTAAATAAGTTTGTTATGTATTATATATCAATCGCAAAATTATGTACAAATAATAATAAAATTTATTTACAGTAAACATACTGATACATTAGCATGCGTGTTTTCAGTATGTTTTTTAATTAAGAATTATGGGTTTTTTTGATTTATATAATATTGAAGAAATATCACATTAGGCTGATAGTGAAACAACAACCAATATCATCAGAGCAGCATTGACTTATGATTTTGGTGATTTATGTTTTTATGACACCGTGCAAAAAAAATTTATTTTTGGCGGACATAAAACAGAAACCAATATACCTGTAGGTATTATTATAAACTAGTCAGATGATAAATGCATTATTAGTGTTGCCAATGTACATTATTTAAATGCAGATCCTGAAAAAGTCAATTCAAAAGTAAACACAAATATGGCAATTTGGGATTTATTTAATAGATATGTCCAAGCATTTAAGCAAAAATTACCGGCACATAAAAAATTGAAAAAAATGTTTATTAGACCGGTAACAGTATATGAATTGGAACTAATAAAAAATAAAAAAGAATTATTCAAAGAATAGTTAAAAAATATATCATCAGATAAAGATGTGGATATTAAATTTTTGTTGAAATTTAATTCTGGAAAAACTATGGCAACAAAAATACCAATAACAAATAATTCAACAAATAAAACACCATTATTTAAATGGGGTCCAAATGTCGGAGTTTCCACCATAGATTTTTTTGATTCTTTGTTATTTTTTCCAATTTTTGATTTGGTTATTGAATAATAAATATAAAAAATGTATATAGTAAAAATGCAAAATTTTATAGAACAAATTGTAGAGGGTTTTGATTTTGGTTCATTGTCAACAATGGATAATATACAACCAAGTTTTGCAACAACGTTATCTGAACAATTATTCAAAGATCAAATACTTGATAAAATATGTGGTAATTTTACTAAAAAAAATTTAACAATGTCTGAAGATGTTGGTAAATTTAATGATTCAATGTTTAATAATTTTAAACCACAATATGTTATTTATGAAGCCTCTCAATTTGGGTGGCAACGTGATAGAATATATTTAGGAGCGTCTGTCAGTAAAAATGGTGTTGTTGACATTGTAATCAATAGTGATTATATAAACTTTACATCATATTTAAACAATGTTTATTCAGTGTTAAATACAAATAATTTTTCCACTGGTACATTATATGTGGCTAGAGATAGTGACGCATCATATTCTAAAATTTTAACATTATATTCTGAAGGACTGGATACTGATTTTAAAAATATGAATTTTGATAATTTGCCATCAAGTATAAAAATGGTATTAAAAGATGGAAAAATTTCAGAAAATTATGTGACAGTATATTAGATGTCAGACAGAACAAGCATTGATGATATTGTAAGTTTTGAATCATACATAGATTCTTTGGGTGTTAATACGGTTGTTCAATATGAATGTTCACCACGAGTTAATGCTAATGATATAAAAAATGTCATTGAATATATCGAAGAAAATATTTACTATACAGAAGTCGCAGATGCCGACAAAATATTGAAAGATAATAAAATTAAAATGACACAAAAAGATTGTGATCGTGTTTCGGATTTAATAAAATAGAATAAAGATGCTAGTTCACAAGCAAATGCCATTACCGCATTAACAAAAGCTGTTTCACGTTTTGCATGGTATTGTAAACTTGCACATGTGAATCCTGCAATTTTTAATGCATTATATAAAAATGAATAGTATTATTTCTGCACAGGAAATATAGGAATATATTCACCATATAGTTCAGATCTTCGTTCGCTATCATTTAAAAACTGTGCAGCTTTTTATAATTGTGCTGTATATTTAGGAGCGACAAATGATATTGTAAATGCTGCATATAGTAAAACATTTGATGAATCAAATAATGAAAATGCACATAGAGGATTGGGTGAAATCAATTATGGCCCATTTACAGCATTTGTGTTATTCATTGATAATTTAAAAGTACCGTACGAAATAGGTAATCATTCGTCATTTGGTTATTATAATCGCTATTAGGGCAGCAGTTATAATGGATGTTACATAAACATTGAATTGTTAGGAAACTCTTTTGAACTATCAAAATCATCACAAACATACTATGTATGTTTTAAAGATTGTGAAATGTTTTAGTGGTTAAAAAAGAATATGAGTGATGATTATACTGTTTCTGGCATGAGTGCTGGTTATGATAAATTAATAACATTACAAAAACTTAGAACATATATATTAAAATATTTAAAAGCAAAAAAATCTGGAACAGTGTAAGTTCCAGATTTTTTATTGATATTCTTCAAAAGTTGTTTGCCATTTTGCATTTTCAAATTCTTTTTGTTTTAGATTCTAAACTTCTTTAAATATTTTCAGTATATATTGTTTTTTTGTTTTTTCCTATACAATAAAATAAAATGTATATGTTACTACAAATGTTTCTGGAACCAACCACCCATTATTGTTTTTGCGTATATTAAATGATGGTTCAGAAATAATATTTGGATTCACTATATTATTTTTTTTCAAAAATTCATTGAATTTTTTTTCGGCCTATGATTTATATTTGGTATATATATGGTCATGATCTTTAAAAGCATCCCATGATGGATTTACTGATGCAGATATTTGTGCAATTTTTGAAAAAACTGGTGATTCAAATGTGTTATCAACATACAATGTCTCACAATAATTTGTTACTTCATTCGCAATGATTTTTAATTCATCATCACTAAACTATTCAAAATTAGTAATATAAAAACGATTTTTAAAATATTCAAACGGTATAGAAATCATCATAAAATGCAATACTTTTTTAATATTTGACAAATCCTTGGTATTTTCAAAATCTAATCCAACCCAAAAATCACTTGTCGCATTCTATGAATAATGTGCAGTTATCAATCTAGTATAACCAAAATATGGATTTAATAATTCATAAAGTTCTTTCATAAATTCATATTTATAAATACATCTGTTATTTTGCCACTCACATGGAAAATCGTCTAAGCATATGGATATTTGATATAGATATGGGTTTTTATCTTTTCCATCATTAAACATTAAAATTGCTAATTGTTTTTTACATTGTTTATCCCAAATTATAATCCATTTTTTATGTTTATTTTTTTCAGCTGCAATAGTTGGGTTATATTCCCATTGAGTTTCTTGATGATACCATTTTTCATATAAGTTTTTAAATTTCATGGCAACATCAACAATAAACTAATACATTTTTGTATCTTCTGGCAATGATTCATAATTTATACAATCATTTAGTAATGCCCCAGCCACTGTTTGAGTTTTATTATCACTTATGTTATTGAAATTAAAATCTTCATCAATTAAATCGGGTGTTGAATTGTTATAAATATGAAATTTATTACCACCATCTAACCATGTTATATGTACATTATTAATGTCATTAAATCTTAATCTATTATCTATTCCTGTTATGGTTTCTCCATTTTTTTTATTATAAACATAGATAGGATCTCCGTAAAGAGAACTATCTTGTTTTACCATATTAATCATATTAAAATGTGTTGTTAATTGTAAATATTCGTCAATACTCGTAAATCTAATGCCCACAAGTTTATATTCACTAAAATTAACAAATTTTATCTTGTTTAATGTTTCAGTTGTAAGTAAAATAAAATTTTGTGGGTATTTTATTACGTTGTTGCGTAATATTAACTATGGTGGTATAGTTTCATCATTGATTTTACATTCAAAAGTAATTGTAACATTATATTTTTGTAAAAAATTAAAAAAATCAAAACCTAAATACAAAAGATGTCCATATACGTTAGCATAAATTTCAGTTAAAGAATATATCGTAAATTCATATTCCAACTTACCTTCATTTGATATAATGGATATGACATCAAAACCATTTTTAAAATCATTGGTTATTTTAGAAGTTGCTGTTAAAAAACATGACGAAACTACATCTTCAACTACCGATACAAAATACGATAGTGAAAATGTATCACCAACATTTGAATTATTTTTTATATTATTGAAATTTAAATTTTCATTCATTATAATGATGCTATATATTTTTTAATGCCTTCTACAATAACATCTGCACATAAATTTTTACCTTCTTCTGACAATAACCATTTTACTTCTTCTTTGTTATCATAAAAACCACATTCAACTAAAACTGCCGGGCATTTTGTATTTCTTAAAATATAAAAATTTGATTCATAGTCTGGATCATTATCTGTACGTTCCTTTCTTATATTACGTTTAGCTTTTGGTAAAATAACCTCAGCAGCTTCATATAATTTATTAGCCACTTTATCACTCTCAGTTTGACCTACAGTTGTCCAAGCAGCCCAGCCAGTTGCATTTGCCCATGATGTTCCTTTGCCTGAAGCATCTGCATGTATTGAAATTAAAATAGCTTTCTTTTTTGCATTTAATGCTTGTGTATAGACATCATTACATCGTTTAACCCGTGTTAATAATGCTATATCAATCATTTCAGGAACTACTAAATAATATGAAATTCCTTCTTTCATTAATTTTTTCATTATTAATTCAACCACATCTCGGTTAAATTTATATTCATAAAAATCAATACCATCTTTATGAACTTGTTTTCCTTTGGTATCTGTACCATGTCCATTGTCAAGCATGACAATTATTTTGCTTTTATCCATATAAAAATAAATATAAAAACTTTATTATATTTATTGTGAATAACGATTTAGTACATATAATAGAAAATTTTGATTTTGACAATGTACAAACTAATGATTTATCCACATCATTTAAAGACAATTATTTTGAAAATGAATTGAAAGATATTGAATATTACCAGCCTAAAACATATTCAAAAATGATGAAAATAAAAAATGATATATCAACATTTTTATTGAGTTATCCACAGTATGCACCAATAATGCAAAATTTATTAAATAGCGAATTTTAGAGTGATAATAAAAAAGTTGTGTATACCAAAGAGGAATTATAGAATTTAATTAAAGATATTTTACGGGTAAATCCAAAAGCAAATTTAAATTTTATAGATGTTTCGCACATAACGGACATGTCAAGTTTATTTGTTTCTTCTCAATTTAATGGTGATATTTCATAGTGGGATGTTTCTAATGTAACAGATATGTCAGAAATGTTTGCATATTCACGTTTTAATGGAGATATTTCAAATTGGAATACCGCCAAAGTGAAGGATATGTCAGGAATGTTTATGTATTCAAAATTTAATGGAGATTTATCAAAATGGAATGTTTCACATGTAAAAAATATGGAGTGCATGTTTGATAATTCAAAATTTAATAATGATATTTCTAAATGGGATACATCAAATGTAACACATATGAGAGAAATGTTTAGTTATTCAAAATTTAATGGAGATATTTCAAATTGGAATGTAACAAATGTTTCAGACGCTGCATATATGTTTGAATATTCTAAGTTTTGTCAAGATATTAGTAATTGGCAATTTTCGAAAAAATTAAAACACAAGAATTTAGTGTTTGATGGTAGTTTAATAAAAGATGAATTTAAACCTATTATAAAATGAATAATCACATATAGAAAATAATAGAGGATTTTGATTT